ATTTCAGAGAGATCCCGAAGCTGTTGAGCATCGGCGTCCTGAAATGATTTCATCATGGGAATAATAAACTCAAAGCGTGCCAGCATTTCGCTCAGGCCATCAATCTTGCTCGCCCCGGTAGCCAAATCCTTGAGCATTTTAATGTCGGCATCAGTCTTTTTGAGTGTCTGTTCCATCGCTGCGAGTTGGCCTCGCAGTTGGGCGTTCTCGGCCTTTAGCACATCCCTCTCTTTTTCGAGGGCGTTGACCGCATTCTGAAGACTCTGAATGGTATTAGCATCATAGTTTTGACGTTTTTTGCGCCATTCCATGAAGATAAAGAAGATAATACCGACAATCACCGAAAGAAAGGCGAGAATCTGGGCGATGTCATTCAGAAAATCAAGTGATAACATCCCACCCCCTACGTCCGTCGTTTGCCTTTGGCGATCCAGTGAACCACGTCGCGCTCAGTATTGGCAACGTTCGCCACCAGATCTCGTGTTTGAATACTGAACTGGGACGCGCTGAGTACGCGGACATCAACATTCGCTGTCCCCCGACCATCAGTATCTGATGGGCCTGTCGGATCAGATCCTGAGCTTCGCCCGCCGCAGATAGCAACAACCGTATAGTTAGCATCATCGAATGGCTCAGGAAGCGTGATTGTTTTTTCTGTCGACATTTGAGAGCCACCAGGGTAGGCGGTAAACGTCACCCCAAACTGTTCCTGAATATCGGTCTGTGTTGAATCGGTTGTGATAAGTTGGCGTTTATAGTGTTGTTTACCAGGTGAAAGGCGTCGCAGATCAGTTACGGTTGTAACAGCTGTTCCGTCAGTTACGACTTTCGCAATTCGCATCTGTCCCGCAGCCAGAGATGGTTCACCAGCACCATTAGCCACTGCTGTATAGGTCAGATCATCGTTGCTTGTCGGTAGGTCAGCAGACGAGACATCAACATAGGTATCCTTAGACGCCGTGAACGTGTGATTGTAGTTCGGCTTCGTAATGACACGCCCGCCGACATACGCCCGCCCGCCTGTGAATGCTGAGACGAGGCTTGCGGAGGTGGCAAACGTGAAACCCGTCGCGACGAAATTATCGGCAATATCGGCGAGGAATCGTTCGGGGGTGCTTGTCTTGGGTCGTTGGTCAGTGATATTCGCATCGACAATCGTGGCAAAACCATTCGCTACAGCGACTTTGGCAATCCGAACAAACGGCACACCTGCCCCGAGGGCTGTCACGATATTCGCATCTGTCGGTTCGACAGGTGTGGCAGCGGGTGTCCCTTGAACATCGGCAAATTTCAATGCGCCCTGGTTATTGGGTGTGCCGAATGCCGTGGTATCGACATAGGCAACAACAATATCAATCCGCGGATTGCCCGAAGCATTCGCTGCAATGGTGACGGTAGTGGCAGCATCCAACCAACCACGATACATTTCCCGTTGTTGATTAGCCGTCGGGCTGTCATATCCGATAACAATATCGCCAGCCGCTACCTTTACAGTATTGTCAGGGGTATCGTTTTCTGTCGGTTCGAGATCAGCGTCACCAAGTACACCATCATTGGTAAACAGTGGAGCAGATGCGCGGGCAATCCCGGCATCATTCGTTTCACCTCCGTCGAGAAATGCGACAAAAGTACTCATGCTTTCTCCTTTTTGATCTTGACAAGTTTTTTACCAGACACCTTAAATGTACCAGGATTTTTCTGTGCTGCCGAAAATGTTGCATCGTCAACCTCAATATCTAACTCTTCGGCAATCTGTCGTTCACCAGTCAGTTGGGAAATGTTGACAACCTCAATTTTGACACCTTTTGCAATTTCAGCAAAAGCTAGTCGTCCATCGGGATACTGAAATACTTTCTTATGCATCGTCATGATGTATACACAAAACCTCGGAATGTTTGCTGCCAGATGGCATCAATTCCACTACCACTACCATTATAAAATGCCTGTTGGTACTTCAAGTTTTTGCCATCAGATAATCCACTAGATAGCCATGTTTCGTAGCGAACTGTTCCAATCATTCCTGACCAATTGGAACCTGTTGGATACAAGCCCGCCCCACTGACTGCGGTATGATACAGGTCACTCTCTAGGGTTCCCAACAATGTTTGATTAAATAATGGAGTGAGCGTGGTGGTCACGATAGTCATTGTAGAGTTCGGGACGTTTTCGGAAAAGGTCGTCAGTCCGAGCCGTTCGATGGTTGGTGGTTGAAGAAACTTCTGATCGTCCAATTCACGGCGGAGTTTCCGAATCTCCTCCATGAAATAATTATCTCGATCATTGAAAATTGGATTTGTGCTCATTTATCTACTCAATTTCAACTGTACGATCTCATGTCCATCCCGGTCAATTGTGAGAATCATCTCCTCGATGCGATACTGACCGTTAACCTTTGATAGAGTTTTCAGGTATTCCGTGACGGAAACCTGGACTGTATCACCAATGTTATAAGTACCGAATCTTGGGCTAATATCACCATCAACTACGATGGATGGCATATAAATAAACGACTTTCCGAGACGCAATGCCTCATCCGCACTCTCCAGTAGTTCAGTCTCTGTCCCGACACCAGGTTTGTTAACCGATAACTGACGCAGTTTATAGGCAGCCCGGGATGAGGTATCGACTGCTGTTTGGTTCAGAACATCATTACCGCTGCCTGCACCCAAGGCCGTGACCTCATTGGCCATTTGAAACCCATCCACCGGAAAACGGATCTTGCGGATGTTTCCTGGATAGGTGAACACAATATCCTCACGGACTTGACCGATCCGTGGATAATAGACGTTAAAGACCTTTTCAGGGGTGATCTCAAAGTCAAAGCCGTTGATAACCTCACTCAATTCGATGATTGCGTCCCGGATATTCTTCTTGGGCGGATAACTGCGATCCCGATTAACGCTGGCCTGGATTGTCCCCTGCGTAATACCAAAATCGCCATCGGTGAGGTTCTGGGACGTATTGATAAGGTCCCAGGCAATTTGGCCTGCGTCTGTTGCAGTATAGCTCTGAGTAATCCCTGTTAATCGTTGACTGAATAGTTCCAACCAGCCGATGGCTTGAATACGAATGGTTGGTTGGGAATCGGCTACCTGTGGCTCCGCAAACTTCAGTTCACCAGCTGATAGTAAGACATTATCCCGATAAAGCCGGATGTGACTTCGGTTGACAGCTAAGATATCGGTCAACAAATCCATATTCGACTTGATGGCAAGTTTTTCAGCCTCCCAGAGATTGAGGGATAAATCGAGAAGATCAGCCCGATTCCGACGACGAATCAACATCCGATCTGACGCACGAGTCGTTAATTCAGCCACCCGTTCATCCAGATAGTTGAAGACTTCAATTCGGTATCGACTGACTGGATTCATTTAGACTCCGTAATAGGTATGCCGATGAACGACCGTCGCTGTGCCCGATTCCCCGACCGAGTTGGTACGGAGTTGGATAACGTTTGCACCAGGATCGAGCCACCACCACTGACTATCATCGGTTTTTTTACTGAGACGATTAGTTACCCCGCCTTGGATAATGGTTTTGTTGAGCATATCGATCTCAATTGTTTGGCCAGCCGGGAGGGTGTAGTTCAATTCAATGTATCGCCCCAAAGTTGTATTGATGATTCGAGGATTAGTGAGTGGGCCAGTCAAGGTAATCACAGGGAATGCTGGCGCATCACCATTATTCGTAACAGTTGCTGATCCACCGATCCCGGCATCAAAGACGATTGGTAACGTGACAGGTAGAGTAAAACCACCACCTGAGAGGACATTGATATTTGTGGTAACAGCTGTGAAGGTTTCGACATAAGGGGTATCGGCCTCAAACGTCAAAATAAACGATGAATTACGGATGTTGGCAATCGGCATGATCGGTCGTCTGGTTTGACCAGTGACTCGATACTCAACATTATCCATCGCCGTAAATCGGAGGATTTTTTGGACTAGCTGACCGTTGGCGTCCTTTTCAGGCGCACAAGCAGCAATGAGTGCCCGACGTTGAGTGACTAAATCACTTTCGCTGGCGACACTGTTGATCTTTCCACGCATGGTAATTGGCCGTTGGCCGAGGAATTGTTGTGGAATATATACTCCATCCTCACCTGACCGATCAAATACCTGTGTTCGATCCTGGGCCATATCCAGACCATCAATCGGCTGTAAAACAAAAAACTTGAGGGTCGCATCAGCAATATCATGAATCTTTAATCCATTTACATAGATAACTTTCATCGTACCCCCAACTGGAAGGCTTGCTCCCGGGCCATGATGAGCGGATCACTTTCGCTGTAGAAATAGTTGGTATTGTTGATCGTCACCTGCCCGCCCATCCCGGCTGTCAGTTGCTCATTTGGGATGACAACCCCTGCCCGTTTCGGAACCATAATCTCCGGCCCACGTTCCCCGACAATCATCGGCTTACCCGCATCAAATTCACCGCCATCGGCGAAGGGACTGATATAGCCAGGGGATTTCGTATAGGCAAAGTAGTCATCAACTGGCGTGGTAATACCTGCCGTTTTTAACAGTCTGGCAGCCATATCTTTATCACCTGCCATATATTTATCCTCAGCCTTAGCCCGAAGTTTTTGATTCATTTGTAGACTTTCAAGTTTTGATGTACCAGCCGCGGCCCAGTCACCCACAGCACCAATGGATTCCTTTAGATTTTTCATGGTGAATGTCTTGGCAATAATACTTTTTGCCTCGTCAATCATTTCTCGGACAACCTGCATAAAGGCATCCTTAAGGGATGACCCCATCATCATGCCGATTGTTTCCCCAGTGCCACTGAGGGCATCAATTTGGCTTTCGTATGCCTGGGTGACACCACTCGTCGTTTCCCGAACTTTGCTAAGAACATTAACCCGTTGAGCTTCATACTCAGTCATTTGTTCACCATGGGAACGACGGAGTAGTTCAATCTCGTCAAGGAGTTGGACACCTTTGATCTCCGTGATGGCGTCATTATGACGCTGTAAAAACTCTCGTTCCCGGGCTAATTCGGCCTCCAGTGCAGCAGTTTTTGCATCTTGTTCCCGTTTGGCATTCTCGGTGTCAACCTTATAGTCCTCATCCATTTGCGCAAAATGACGAGTGAAATCCTCATTTTCCCGGGCCAAACGAAGCCGGAGATCTGCGAGTCGTTTTTCATCAGCTGATTTACCTTTGGCAGTTTCCTCATCAATCTGGGCCTGAATATCCTTGACTTTCCGATCATGATCAATCGTCATCTCTTCCTGGCGACGTTTGAAGGTTAGGGCACGATCTTTGTTGCTTTCCTCAAAATCACCCTTTTCCTCAGCAATTTGAGCTTCCAATTGACGAACTTTGTCCTGGTGGTCAGTAACGATTTTCGCAAGTGATTCACGAAAGTTTCGCTGAGTTTGGCGCATTTGTTCATCGATTTTAGCGATCTGTTTCGCTGTATCACTTGCCTGTTTCCCGACACCACCACTAAGGTTTTTCTTGGCGTCATTGGCCATTTGTTTTGTATCACTTGCCACTGTCCCAGCAGTCGCCGTCATCTTGTCCTGGAGTCGATTCATGGCATTAAAGACCACCCCGCCGACCACAGCACTCAATGCGAGAAGAACAATCGTCACCGGCGCAGCAGCAGCCTGAACAAGCAAGATCGCACTCCGCAATCCGACAAGCGTTGCAGCAAAGGCCGTCGCTGCCCCACCTGCAATAATAAGGCTCGTGATGAGCTTCGGGTTTTCCTGAAGCCAATTGACTGTGTTTTGAATGAGTGGTTGATAGCCGACCCGTAGAATGTCACCCAGGCGGGCCTTGAGGTTGAACAATATGGTATCGAGTCGGGCTTGTTGGCCCCCAAGTGTTTGCGATAGTCGGGCAGCGTCCCCAGCATGAATTGAACCCTCACGAAGCAATCCATTAAGGAGTTTTTGGCGAACAGCTGTATCACTGGTTACCAAGCCGAGATCTTTGACTGATAACCCTTGCTCTTGCAAGATGTTTGATAGGTTTTTGGAGATACCAACATTGTCAACCATGATCGAGTTTTGGTTTTTGATACCGATGGTTGCACCAACAATGGCCTCACCAAAAGCCAGCGTTCCCTGGCGGTTAAATGAGGCAGCATCCTTAAATGTATTCATCAGTTGAATCGCCTCCGGCAAGGCAAAGCCAGTCGCCAGAAGGTTCTTAAGTGCAGTTGCTGATTCTGCCACGGACATAAGGCCGTCTGAGGCGAGTTCCTTGGCTGCCTGAGTGGTTGCACCAACATCCTGATCGAAGGCCCGAGCAACAGTCGCAACCCCGATCATTGAGTTTTCAAACTTGATCGATGCCTGAATTGCGCTGTTAATACCATCCTTAAGTTTCGTTAAAGCAACCGATGAGCCAATGATTTGACCGAGACGGTTAATGCCATCGGCAACGCTGTTGGTCGCAGCCCTTGTCGAATCCTTGCCTTTGATATTAACGACTAATTCAGTCTCATTGGCCATTTAGTCCGTCCACACTATGTCTTTGATTGCTCTTTCTGTTTTGGCTTCTTCTCCTCAGTGAAGGCAGTGAGGGCATAATTGAGAAGCACATTGCCATCATCCTTAGATAATTTGCCGAGGTTCTCCCGGGTGATTGGTAGCACGTTACCGTCGTCATCTGTCAGATCCCATGATTTGGCAATGGACATGACCCCGAAATATCCACGTTCAGTCGCTGATTCAATATCGAGCACATCCATCTCTGACTGAAACGTCCGCTTAATCAGGACGACGACCTTGATATTTGAATCCGGCAAAGTAATGGTTTTTGTTTTCGATAGTTCACTAAGTTTTGGCATTTATTCCTCCGTCTTACGTAGTAACTGGTTCTCTAGGTTCATATATTCAATATCCTGGACAATTACTGCAATCGGTGTCGCGAGAAGTTCTTGCCATGACAAGCCGAACTTGCGTCGATACACATACAGTAAGTAACTCACAGGAGGATCTTCATCGGCAGATCGGCCATCTCGCATCGCTGATAGGTAGATGATGAGCCGTTTTCGGTCTTCAACCGGAAACTCCTGGCGAGTTTTGAGATGACTGGCGATATAATGCACGTCCTCCGCTGGTAATTCCCCTACTGTTTCAGTAGTGATTGGCAGGGGGTTACCAGCATCGTCAGTGAGATTCCAGTCGGCAATGGCTGCCGTGGCCTTTTCTATCAGTGTCGGGGTAAGGCTCAGCGATGGCCCGAGTGGTACGAGTGTCTTAATTGTGACGTAGGCTCGCTGAGCTTCTTTAAGATTAGCTGTCGATGGTAACAGCAACCGCATGACTAGATCGTTGCTAGGTTGTTAATGACCTTTACGTCCACTCCCTGAGCGTCTGAGGAGTCATACGTTGGCGCCCAATCAAGCTCCTGGTAGATAATCCCGCCAGATTCAACTGGTGGATGACCACCCGCTCGGGCTTTCATGTTGTTAATCGTAATGCGGAGTTCATACGTACTACCTTCACTGAAGTGCCGGATAACCACCGCCCGCTTTGTCCGAGCGTTAAAGCGATTCAGATCATCAACGGTGTCGAAAAATAACTTCGAGTTAAATTCAGCATCCCCTTGGAGGCGGACCAATGCAGCCGGATCAAGCGCACCAGACCGCATCGCACCATCCTCTGACTCAAATGGATGAAGGATCTTCCACATCGAACCCTTCTCATGGCGAGTCTGAGCAGCAGACAGAGCAGCAGCAGCCGTCGCACCATAGCGGAATTCGGTTGCTGACCAGAGGAACGGACTCTTCATGGTGAAGGACGGGGACGCAGGGCGAAGCGTGATGAAATCAGCAGCAGCCCCGGAAGTGACATCCGTCGTAGTGGTAATACTGGTTGCATCAACAATTGACGCAACAGCAAAGTTGACAGTCGAACCATCAGCCTTAAACAAGGTCATAATATCACCGACCACCAAACCATCAGTTGGGGATGGGTCATAGTCAGTTTTCAACACGATGGTGTAGGGGTTCGTGCCAGTTGGGGTGCCTGACAATTCCCGCACTGAAAAACTCTTGAGGGCCGAAACCTTGAGATTCAACACCATCTTGTTCTCCTCAAAAGTCGGTGAGATTTCTGAGGCCTCGACACCAATGTAGCGGAAGACCATCGCCCCCTTAGCAATATCGACGGTGTAAGCATTCGGATCGGTCGTGGCCGAGAGAGTGAATGGATGGGTATATGGGCCACCACCGGATGGTGCGCCTTTAGTCAAAACCATGTCAAACAGTTTGGCAGCCGTATTGGGTTCGGCATAGACAGAAATTTCCCCCTTATGTGATCGCTGCCCCTGAAGGACTTGGTGACGGAGGAACTTGTGGCCGACAATCGGATTATCCTCATCAAGATTGATGTTGGTCGTGAGATTTTCACGATAGAGGGGAATGTAGTCGTTTGGTGTAACAGCAGCAGGCTTCGTCGCCTGAACCTTGAGGGCAAAATACCCTTTATTTGCAATGCGTTCGGCCATTATTGCTCCTTACCTTCCTTTGTCTTCTTTGGCTCCTTTTCTGTCACCAACTCAAGATTTGGGTTATCAATTTCGACCGCAGAGACAAAGGTGTCCTGTGGTGCAATGATCCCAACATTGGTAATAACGAGTTCGTGGTCAGTCATGTTTTTATAGCGGAACATTCTGCTCCTTCCTATGTTCGATTACTTACCGTCAATATATCACTTATTGTCACAATGATGTTAGCCTCGGCCGTTAAAACATCCTGCGGTCGGGGGGTAACCCCATAATCAACATTCACTATCTGATTATTCACGAGATTGCCCAATGTAAAATTTCGGCGTAGTACGCCCAGCACAGTATGATCATCATATTCACCAGTTGTTTCGTTGAGGCCCTCGGTAAAATCCTCAAGTCGCCGTTGGGTATTCGCCTCATCGGGCATTTTTCCGAAATCGTCTTTTTTATTGAACACGACCTTCACATTGATTCGGTGAGCACGTTCATCGGTTCCGGTTGGGCCAACCTCGACTGTCAGGTTCTCTTTTTCAACGATAATACAGGGCAACAGCGATTGAGCGATCTGTACTGGATCACCATTAAAATAGGCCCGCATAACATCCCCAAGGTTATCCTTGAGGGTGCGAATAATAACCTCTGAAAAACTTTCCTTAAAATCAGCCAATGGCCCTCCTGACCTTATCTCGCATACTGCGTTCAAAGATATGAATAATCGCTTGACGGCGTGCCTCATCAATCTTCATCATGACCCGCCGTGGCATCCGTTCCCGGCCTAACTGATGTTTCAAAAAATACGGTGTTGGGTTCCATAAACGCATATAATCACCCGTGTAATTGAATCGAAAATTACCACGCATGGTTCCACTGCGTTCCAACGTCCCCCGACCAGGAAAATGAACCTGCTTCCATGCCTGATAGGCTGGATTGAGCGGAGCCCATGGTTCACCAATGATCTGGCCTTCAGTGGCAAAAACATTAGTTTGGATGAAGTTTCGCATGTAGGTGCCAGTATCCTTCAACTCACGACTGAAATCAGACAGGTTGATACCTAACTGTCTGAGTGTTCGGAACGTCTCAGGTGTTCCCTCAAGTTCAATCGTGAGTGATAACATCAAAACCTCTTTGAAATCCGCACGAGAACATCCCCACCTGCATCGGCTTCCTCAGCCGTTGCCGTCGTGTCATCCGGCCAACCAGCAACTGAATCAGACACCGGAATGGCCACCTCATCAATCCCAACCAGATACATGTTGCGGTTGCGAATATCCTCAAGGATCTTGTTGCCAAGGTCGATCTTTTGCGTACCTTCTTTATTGGTGCCGTCATACCCAACCCCATAGTCCTGAAGGAGCAGATACCCAGCAGCCAACAGTAGTGTCGCATTGTTGAGTGCGCCCGGAACAGGAATATCCGTCGGAATTGGCAGGGTATACCCGGCAGCCCGCAATGCACCCTTGACAAGACTTTCAGCATTATCACGAAATCGAGAAATAATATCATCGGTCACGTAATCATTATTCTGGAATCCAGCCTCATTCCGAATCTCCCACAATGTGGCATAGTGACCATAATCACCACCACGGATCGCCTCAGAGTTAGATAATGGCGTTTCAGCAGTGCTAGTTGAGTTGTAATAGGTTTGCTTGTACCAGTATCCCGACCCACCTGTTGCGTCCGTATATTCGCTGTAGAGTTGCTCGGGGTCGATATTGACGGTTGCTAAAATAGAGAAGCTGGCATCAGCAGGCGGTTTGCCAGTTACATTGACTGCCCGATAAATACGAATCTGGTTACCTCGGAGTTTGGTAATCACTTCAAAACGCTTATGAGCAAACGACAGATTAGCAGTTAGGGTGATGTTTTGGTTGGTAATTGACGAAATCTGACGCAATTCAGACTTTTCGTTACCCAATTGGCCCACAATTACATAATCGTCAGTTGCATACCCCTGAGCATTTTCTGCCTGGATGACCGCTTGGGAAGCTGCGGCATCGGCATTAAGTTTGCTTTTTTCAGCAGTGTTCAGAGGATTAAAGTTAATGAGACGGATAATTTCAGCCATTGTTCTCCTTATCGACGAACTCTCGGCGTAGTTGATGAACCAATAATTCGTGGCGCAGCAGGTTGGTTGGTATGCAACTGCGTCGTCTGATCATCAACCCTTGTACTCATCATAGCACTGTCAGTAGCTGTTTGGGTAAACGATTTTTGTAACAATCCAAGGATATTCAAAAACCCAGCCGTCAAAACAGTACGGAATCGTCCAAAAACTCCCCCTGCTCCAGCAGTTGGCTGGGCAAATTTCGCCTTTCCAAAAGCAAAACCGCCAAACACCTTACACCTTCGGCTCGTCTACCGTGACAGCTTTATCAACCATTTCCTTAGCCTGATTACGGACTTCAATGCGCCAAAGATACTCATGTTCACCATTCGGGAACTTACACAGGCCCAAGGTGTCCATCATTCGTTTCAGACTGTCATATTCGTCATTGGACAAAACCTCACCAACGGCGATCTTAAGACCAATCGGGTAGGCATTAGCCTGATCCTTATCACTCACCCCAAGCCGATCTACGGCCTTACAGTAAGACAAGATCACTGCCCGTAAGTCCAAAGGTTGCGGGATGGCTGCTCGGTCTTGAGCATCTTTTTTATAGGTGACGACCTCACCCTCAAAGGTTGTGAACGTTTGAGTTGTATCGAGTGAACGCATTGATTACCTCCTACTACATATTTGGCATTAGCATACCAGCTAAACCGTTGGTGCACTATAAAATGGAACGTAATACACCCCATCAGGGATCGGGTTTGTGGCTTGTTCATCTTCGATGTAGACCTTAAACCAACCTACGATCGTGCCTGGCGTTGGCATGTCTGCTGCATCGACAAGCGATTGGCTGGCATCAGTTGTGGACTGACCAATGAGGCGAAGGAACTCCTCGCTAACGTCGTCTTGTTCAAGACGAAGAACTGGGATTGCCCCAGCCGATGATTGCTGTCGAACATCCAACTGCCCCGCTGTATCGGCAGTTGTCATATTACCAATACCAAACCGTCCATCCGGGCCAATCACTGCGCGAACAAAACTGAAAATACTCCCAATCGGGGTCGTTGTGAAATCAAACTCGGTCGGATAGGAACCTGCTGACCAGGTTGCAGCTGCCCGCATCCGAATACCAACCTGGATTGTACTATTTTTCCAATCTACCGGTGATTCGACATACCAATTAGGTGCGGCAACATCGTACCAATCCTGTAGAATGTCGCTCACCCAATCATCAAAATTATCAATCCACCAAGGTCTAGTAATAATTGGTAGCGGTTCACCAAATTGTGGTATGGCATAACCAAATCCGCCGAACATTGTTACCTACTTTGCTGATTCATCTTTATTTTTTTTGGAAATTTTTTCAACGGCGGTTTTTTCAATATTTTTGGTTGTTTGTTCTTGCTGCTCATTAAGCTTCTTTGCTATTGCAGCATTTACCGCCTGTAGCTCGCCCTGGATAGCTTCGAGTCGTGAGATGAGGTCGTAGGCATACGCCTTGAGGTCTGTAAGAGATAAATTATGCATCGATTGCTCCTTCATATATTGCTAACTGTTTTAATAATACATACGACTGGGCATAAATGTTACCAATTCTATCATTCGGAAACTTGATTGGGTATTCCCTGAGTTCTATCGGCGTTGTTATATTATCTGCTCGTGCATCTGAATCCTTATACACAGCAACAGTGACCACACAGGTACTTTCACCCTTCGGCGTGAATAGGTTAACCCTTTCAATCCTGTGGTATGCTCCTTGGACGGTTACGCCACCATTTAATTCTACATCTTTTATTAATGCCATAATGCTCCTTATCTCTGTCCATACAATGTCGCAACTGATCCAGCGACAAATGACCCTGCCGATGGAATAACGTCGACACGGGTAATTGCGCTTGTGCTACGCCACTCACCTGCGTTGCGGAAGTTCCACATATCAGCGGCGTTGTTACCGAGGCGTGCACCGGACTCAGATTCGAATGACTTGTACAGCGTGGTGTCAGCGTAGTTATGAATAATTACCTTCCCAGAACCAATCCTACCTGCTCCGACAGAAGCAGCGGACATTGCCCCAGCATCATAATATGTCTGGTTGATGCTTCCACCCGAGAAGCTGAAGTTCGTGCCGTTCAAGATGATTCGTGAGAAGTCGTAGTTTGCATTCGCGTCGTTGTTCACACGGATGTACGCGACAGCGTTCGTTGCTGCGGTATCGCTCCGGCCACTCCACACCACGATGAGGTTCCGATAGCCAGATGGGATATTCGTAAACGAGTACGACGCTGCCGCTCCTGACGCTTCGTCGAGCTTTACGAGATCTCCGACAACCTGCCAGCCAGAATCATAGACTTGGAGCTGGTTATTCGTCGTATCGTACGCCATTGGGGTAAGTCCGGTGAATGCTGTCGGAGTCCCAGACGCTTCTCCTGCCATCGATGGGAAGTAGAAAAATCCGGTCGTTGCGTTCGTAGCGAGTGCAGCGTTCCCGACGACGACAGACCCGGTATTCATAACACGCAAGTCAGGAGTCGTGTCTGTAGTAACACGGAACTTCGTCGATCCAGCACCAGATGCAGTGTTCGTCACATCAACGTCGAATGAGTGGATGACGAATGCAGCGTTTAGTGTCGTGGTGAAGTTAAAGACGTTCCCGACGTTCGATGTCTGCTCGGCGGTCGCAACGTTTAACCGGCCGTCCTTGTACTGCCGGAACCGTTCAGATCCGTCTGTTTTCATATAGATGAGCGACGACGCAACAGCCGATGACGTGTCAGTGAGATCAATAAGTAGTCCGTGATATGTATATGCACCTGCAACTGCAGAGTTAAACGTAAACGCTCCACCGAGGGCTGCTTTGTTATTGTCGCCAGCAGCCGAGAGCACCGAGACTGTCCCGCCGAGGAACTGGTACATCGGCGCGTAGATTCTCCCGTCTTTCCCGACAGCGAACATTTCTGTTCCACCGACCGTCGTCTTGATGAGGCGGCTGGCAGCAGCAGATGCTATGTCCGTAACGGCGATGAGGAGGCCATTATCTGTAAATCCGGCGTTGTTCCATGTCTGAGTTGAAGAGATACCGCTCGTATATGACCCAGAGTTTAAGTTGACAGTATGGAGTAAGCCACCGACCATATTCATCTGAAGCGTGTTGCTGCCAGACCCTAGATTGAATACCCGAGAAGTCGTCGACGATGCCGTGTTCGTGACTGCGACCTTGAACCCTGTGTACGAGTACGTCCCGTTGTTAAATGTAATATTTAGGTCATTCGCAGCAGTCGGGTTCGCTGTGTCTAGCGTAGCAACCTGGAGAAGGTTCCCCTTAATCCCTTGCTGGAAGTACGCCGAGCCGATCGTGAACCGGAATGAATACGAGGAGACAGCCGCAGCAGTCGGCGTAACGTTCTGTGAAAACCCAGCAAACGTGACTGCCGCGTTATTCCAGGTTTGTGTCGCAGTAATTGCCGGAGCTGATGCCGTAATCGTCCCACCAGTCAATGTCGCGCGAGCGAACGTCGGCGCAGCAGCCGTGTGAATATCTTGTGGCGTCGAGAGCGTAAGCGTTGACCCAGATGGCGTAACCGTAATCTGGTTCGTCGTCCCAGCAATCGTCAGGTCGCCTGTGAGTGTATTGAGACTCGTTACCCCGCCAGCGCCGGCACTCGATGCAATCGTGACGGTATCCGTTGCGGCATCTGTCGTGATCGTAATGTTTGATCCAGCAGCCAGCGTAAGCGTATCAGTCGCTGTATCTGCGACAACATCGTCTTGCCCGGCGACTGCGATGGTCTTAAACGTGAGCTGGTCGCCAGTATTCGATCCAGACGTAGCCTGAACGACTGCCTGCTCTGCTGACGTAAGATGATAATACTCACCAGTAGCCCCGCCTTGAATACCAGAGAGATCGTTGTGGCTCGTTACACTTGAGCTACCGAGAACGATATCAAACGCACTGTCGATCTCCTCAAACGTCGCGGAACTCTTCTGAATAATAATCCTCGCAACGAGCGTCGCATATGATGAGATGATTCCAGGGAGTGTTGCTGGTGGAGTGGTGATTTGTGCTTGTGCGAGTAAGTAATCGCCTTGTCCGTAGACGACATGAACGCTTGAGTCATGGACGACGTACACCCAGTGAACGCCATATCTATTAGCTGTAAGCGTCCCGAGTGTCCCATCGCCATCATCGTACTGGGTGTTGTCAATTTGGCTCTGCGTTGCAACCGAAGTCCAACCACCAACTCCGTTCCTGTACCAGTACGTAAACCTGCCAGCACCTGAGCTGTCGAACGCAGTGGTTGTGAACCGATTAACGAGTTCCGCCCATAGGACGCCAGCAGTAACCGCAATGTTCCGTGTCCCAGTTTCACTGACGATCATCCCTGACGCACGTTTGATCGGGTACACTTCTTCGCCGAATAACTGAACTCGACGGTTGAAGTTCCACGCGTTTGTTCCGCAAAGGCGAACAGTTACTGTTGTCCCAGAACGATATGCGCTACCTAACGTAAACTCACGCGTGAACGAAATAGCATAATAGTTGGTCGTCGCAAGAATCGAGTCTGTCTCGTAGTCGTAGTAAATGTAGTTGTATGCATTATCCGTTAACGCGAGCGACGCCACTGCATCCCAAGAGACATAATGAACTGTATCACCCTGCCCTTCGTTCAAGGAAGTCGGTACTGCTGATGGGCCAGCGTCATCTGTTTTCGAGAGTCCACCACCCGCTGCAATCGCAACTGTCCCGTCACCATTATCGGTGATTATTCCACCCCAAAGCCTCCCAGACATCGTGATGTTGCTAAACCAATTAAGTTGATCGGTGAAGTCTGACGTGAGTGCGACCGTTCCCGTAGCATCTGGCAGCGTGTACGTTCGATTATCTGTATTGGCGTGCGTAAGTGACCCAGCGAACCAACCAATATTAAGATCCAGTGCTGAGTCGGTGAGTGTGATATTCGTACCACTGGCAGCATTGCTACCAATTGTAAGTGATTCTCCGAGATTTAATCCGCCATAAAGTATCTGACCACCAGCACGGCCAGCTAAAAGCGCGTATAGATCAAATTCATCCTCAATGTCCTCAAATGTTTTAGCTGTAATAGTGTTAGCAATACGGTAACCAGCTTGAATCGCCTTAGCAGTTGTGCCACCTTGGGCCCGCGTGACTGTCCAATTGTGTCCAGCACCTTTGTCTGTGACACGGACAATTTCAGCATTATCAAGTGTCGCCTCCGCCCCATCGGGCCAAATCGTACAATTAAATGGTGCAGCCGGGAATCTCCCGCCTTCGCCAGTTGTAATCGTCAATGTTGTGCCCGTCAGTGATGGTGAGGGAGCAACAGTGATAACTGATTCAGCGAGATTCTTATGAGCGTCCATATACCCTCAATATAACAGAGGCAGGCCCATTGCTGGAATCCTGCCTCTGCTACACGTTTTAACTCGTTAAAACTTTGTCAAACCGATTGATACTTGAAAGGTCGCCGTTGGGTTTGTCCCGTTTGTGAAAGCGAGGGTGTACAGCGCCCGTAATCGCTTGGCCTGGATAATTTCCTTGGCAGCGATCAGTTCACTATCGACACCAGTCATTTGCTGGACAGATCCGCTTGTTACGTCCACCCACTTTTCCCCAGAACTATCAGGACTCCACTGGAGTTTGACATCCAGGGCTGTCGTATCGGGTGTTCCACCGATGGCTGTTAAGTCAACCCAGAGCGTCGCCTCACGAAAATCCTCAACATCGAGAACTGTGCTTGCCTGAGCTACACCAGCAGCCCGCGCAGCGGAAGCCAGAACATCGACGACCTTGTTTACATACTGAATCTTTGCCATACATACCGCCTAGAGCGACAACAGAATATCAATCGGATCATCAGTGGCAGCAGCATTGCCGAGTGCCTTACCGATCTTCCGAGATTGATCTTCGGCTGCACCAATTGTCACTGTTGCTGTCCGGGCACTTTCGACATCACCCACAAGCAGCTTTGTGACCTTATTCATATCGGCTGGGAAATCAACAACTGTTGCGCCAGCAAGCGTTACAGCTTTAAGCGACGCAGTGTAGTCTCCATCCGTACCGACAATTCCAATAACTTTAGTCGTCCCCGCATCAGCAAAAGCTCGCGGAGGAACATTGTAAGCTGGTTGATCGCCCACTGGAACACTCACAACACCTTTCGAGGCATTACCCGCGGTGATAGTTGTGATTGTCTGTGCGCCAGACGTTTCAGTGAAAGTGATTGTGCCAACTGCATTGCCAGATAATTCAATACCTAGAATAACACCCCAGTCGGCTTTGACTGTGATAACAGGTGTCACACCAGTCAGAACGATGTCTTCCTTGACTACAGTTACACCACCATTAGTTGTACCGTAAATTGAAACGGTTTGTGTGTCTCCAGCTGAATCTGAAACAATTGTTACTGAGTCATTAGCTGGTTGATTAGCAAAGTTGCCGCCAGTATCAGAGTCAATTGTAACGTTTGCAAACGAGCTATCAACTAATACGCCTACGCGGCCAGCTTTACAGGATTTGAGTCGCGCGCCGTAAGGGATTGGGCCATCTGCAACAGCCGTGAAATTGCCGTAGATACCCATAAACATCGCGGCATCAACAACCTGCGCACCCTCGTCGTTAATCCCGACAATGTTCGCCTCGTTAGTGTCAGCCTCAACATAATCGCCTGCACCGTCGACAGAAATTAGGCGATTTGTATTGATTGTGCCTGTGCCAGTTGTATCTGTACGAAGTTTTCCAAAGGCAAGCGCATTCAATTCATCAGTTTCGGCAGTCAACCCTGAAAGTTTCTGAAGTTCATCGCGAGTTGCTGTCGTCGTTGGCAACACTGCGTCAAAGTACCATTGAGTTGTTGAGCGGCAGATAAAGACTGCCATACGCTCACCACCCAGGTTAACAGGAGCGTTTGCGCCTGCGCTGTTAATCTGTGCGCCAGTCGCAGGATAAACCTTCAGAGCTTGTGCGCCAGTATTTACGACAATTACAACGTGGTCTGCTGTACCCGCTGGCAATCGGACGCCAGCCGTACCATCAGCACCAGTCACAATGTTCATCTCAGCTGTAAGAGCGGTTGCATCTCCTTGAACAGTGCCAGCGGCGGCCTTAGTTGCGCTCGCGCGCGCTAGGCGACCGTCAGGGCTATAGAGAGCGGCTTTACTCGGTACAGCTGCGCCAGTCGTTGCACCGTCAAGGCGGTTAATTTCAGTGGCGTCAGCTGTCACACCATCAAGAGCAGCCAATTCGGTTGCGATATCGTCCATATTCTGGCCGTTGATTACGGCACTATCGAGTGCCGTTCGTCCACGCAAACGACGAGTAACCTTCGTCATTTAGGCCCCCTTCTTTGATTTCTTGGTTTTCTTTTCTTCAACTTCTTCTGTCTCGTTGGTTGGTCCACCAACCACTTCTTCGGTTGTTTCCTGGGGCTCTTCAGCCTGTTCACTCGTAACCTCAGATTCCTGACGAGCAGCACCAGCATCGATCAAGGTCTGAGCGATTTCGGCATCAACGATCATCTTATCCCCGGCATTATATGTTTCGCCATCATGCATAATTGTGCTTAAGACTTCTAATTTCATTGTTCCTCCCGTGATTTATTGATGTATTACCAGACGACTCCAGCCCCGAGACTATCCCGAAGCTGGAGTCCGATACCAGTTTGAAGTCGGGAGACCGTCTTACGAAGTAAGATCATGACATCTCCTCTCTTTAACCTAGTTAGGCAACTGCGTTTTTGACAAGGTAGGCAGCGTTCGCAGCGACAACTTTCTGTTCGTAGTAGTCAGATACCGAGACGAACTCACCCTTCACACCCGGCTCAGTCCAGCGTTCCACTTCACGTGGTGAACGGAGGGTCATGGTGTAGCCCAGGGATGGAGCCTTAATCTTCGGTGAAGGCTCAACGTATGCAACCCATAGGTGCTTGCCCCAAACTTGACCAATCGCGTCAGTTTGACCTTCATCGGCGGTGTTCTTCTTAACATTGCCGACCCAGACATTTGCGATACCACTTTCCGAGAACAAGCTCTTAAAGAGTTCGAGGGTCAAGACGGCCAACTGGCTGTATTTAACACGCTCAAGGAGATCTGGGTGGTGCATGAGTTTCGCCCACACGTCGTAGCCCATGAAGATGGTGTTTGGCATACGAACAGAACCAGTGTTGACCGTGTTGATTGCGGTCTGGATGTTGGCAAACGGATCGGAGTTAGCGTAATCGCTCCACTGTGACGTGCCAGATAAGGTGGTGTTCTGGGTGATAATAGCTGTGTCGGCGAGAGTAGTCGCGAGAGCATTTTCTTTCTCAAGCCAGATCGCCTCAGTCAAGAGCTCGGTTGCATCGGTGCGAGGCTCAAGCGGGCTATCATACTGCTCAAGGACATCTCGATCAATGAAGTGTTCAAGCGCATGGTCATTCAACGGGCCATAGGTCTGCTGAGTGACGTTGTAAGTTACTTCATTGGCTCGGGCACGACCCGTCCGACGGGTATTCGACGGTATACGAAGGTTGGTCTTATCGTACTCGAAGTAGATACCAGTTTTCTTGTCGACTTTGACCACCGGGAAAATCTTCTCAGAAATATAGCCCATGCCGTTAAGCATGTTCGAGTATTTCACTGAGAGGTTGCGCAACACCTTATCGGCGTATGCATCACGTACTTGCATGGCGTTCCTTTCGTTCTAACTCTCACTAATCTTAGGCAGTAGCAGCGTAGCGACCGTGGCCCATTGGGACAAATTCGATAATATCATCGGCATCACCATCCTCGAGTGCCCGTCCCAACACATAGTTACCCGTTGTGGTAGTAGCAACCGCTTTGCCAGCACTATCTGCGGTAAGGAAGTTGCCAGCTGTGACAGAACCACCAAGTTTGACCTTAGCCGTACCACCAGCACCAATGAGATGAACCTCGGCAGTCTCATTTTGCTCTGGTTTGTTGCGAAGGGTACCAAGCAAAACATCGGTTGCAGCAGACGCAAGACCGACGGTGTTGGCAGCCGTAAACTTCACGATGAAGAATTGCTTTGCGGACAGGTCAGCACCTGCCTTGAATCCTTTAATCGGCCCGTAATTGGATTGCGACATGGTTATTCCTTTCTAGGCTTATGCCTGATCTTCAACACGCTTGAAAAGTTCTGGATGTGCCTCGGAAACATTGAGGAGGGCTTTGCCTGGGCTAAGTTTTTCGTCAGCCTTCATCGCTTCCTCAACTAGCTGGTCAATCTTGGCCACCGGATCAGCAATTTCAGCAGCTGATGAACCAGCCTCGCTCAATTTGATCTCAGCAACAGCATCCATGACCTTTTCAAACAGTTCCTTCTGTTTGTCATTGAATGACATCACCAATTCAACCAACGGCCCGCGTGCTTTCGGGTATACCTTCCCACCCTTTTCAGACGCAATGAACGTTTTGTTGACGTAGGTTTCCGTCTTCAACTTTTTGTTTTCCTCGGCCTGAGCCTTTAGCGTCGCCAGTTCAGCAGCACTAATGGTAACGGTCGCTTCTTTACCCTTGACCGCATCCTCAGCACCACCCTCACCGTCGCCACTGTCCTCAGCCGATCCATCGGCTTCATCGGATTCCTCTGTGTCATCCGTATCGTCCGATTCATCTGACTCATCCTCAGATTCCTCAGACTCTTCGGACTCGTCATCCGTTGAATCAGCATCTTCAGACTCCTCAGATTCAGTTTCCAAGACATCGCCGAACTTCTCCTTATCCTCATCCGTGAGTTCATCAGCGTGTTCATTTAAAAACGCTTTCTCCTCATCGGTAAGGTCGGCCACATCTTTTTCTCGAATTTCCTCGAGTGTAAGCATTGGGTCTCCTTCCTTCTGTTCCTCATCTGCTTTGAGGAATAGGCTGATTTTACTATATTTCTCCTTCTCCTCATCTGTCAATTTTTCACTGGCTGTCAATGCCTGAAGTCGCTTAAACAATGGACGGTTGGTGAGCGTCCCGGCAATCAACACTGCCCCATGAAATGTTCCATGCTCGGGATCAATGTAGTTGAAGGTGAACTCAGGTGACATGAAGCGGTAGCGTTTATTTTTCAGCTTATCCTTGCCAAGATCATTCCACTCGACATCGGCCCATAACTCGTTGCCGTTTTCAATGGCCAAATTGGTAATCCAACCCGCAGCCTCTCCGCCATCGTGGTCAATATCAATCGGAATACCCTTACGGATGTTTTCATTGGCTACCATCTGCTCGAGGTGGGTCGTGGTGACTTCAAACTCACCATACTTCTCTGTGTTGAACTTGGCAGCAATAAGTAGTTGGACACGGGATACCGGCTGGCCTTCTGAGCCCTTAAACAGATCAATCATGCCATAGACATTTTCTGACGCCTTGAGCTGAGTACGACAAATGGCGATGGCATTCTCTTTTGGTTTCCCGTCCTTCATGACTTCAGCGACACACTTTTCCATTTTCTTCTGCATGGATTTAGACATTCCCGGGTACGGCATAGATACTCCTTCTTGCATTATTATTTTAGTTTAAGCTTTGTCAGGCATTTACACCATGGGTGAGCAGGGGTGGATCGTCGGGGGCCAAGCAATGTTGGGAAATCCTCATCAAACGGAACTTCCATCCGATCTAATGGTCGACAGACGTTACACGCCCCTGGCTGACCATCAAACCAGATTTTATACTCGGCTCCTACCCGTTCCCCGACGCTCAGCACACCTTCCGAATACGCTCGGACAGTCTCCGTATGGGCAATCATGCCAGCCCGGTAGGGATTATCAACCAACTTCGCTAGACGGTCTGTGGCCTGGGATTGGTTGAAGCCCTGCTTGAGTGACGATAGGAGATTTTGTTTGACCTGCTTGATCGTTGTCTCGTTAATATCCCCGGCCAACCGAAGGGTATACTTCCGCAACGCAGCCTGGGCGAGATCATCACCTGGCATAAACCCAGACGAAAACCCAAAGTCTGCCTCTTGGGCCAATGCCCCGATCGAGAACGAATCAAAGAGAATCTGGTCAAGATCAACATTGATCGTCACGATCTCCTCTGGCCAATCGTCCGTAATAAGCGGTTCCGCAGCCTTGATGAGACGAGCATTGTATTCTCCCCAATTGACCCGTTGACCAACCCGACCAGCTAGATCACGAAAATAGCGGGTGAAATGACGGCGAATCTTGATATTCGTCGCAATCAATTTTTTGAAGGCATCCCGATCCTTTTTGTACTCAGGATGCCACCCCTCGCCTGGCTGGAGTGACGCATATAGCTCGGCGAGTTCGTAACTACTTTCCTTCAGTGAGAGCATGGTCAACCTTTTCAAACATGGTCATAACTTTTTCTGTCAAGGTTTCCCGTTCCGTCATAGACAATTTCTCGTCATCCGACTCGTCTTCTGATGGCTTTGGTGTCGATTTTTCTTTGGGTTTCTCTTCCTTCAGGTCTTCGGGCAATTCAGGCAAGCCCATCTCATTGCGAATATGCCGTTCAAGGCCGGGATCGTACGTTAACATGCCAGATTGGGTAATGCGTTGCAGGGCTGTCGAGAGCATATTCACATCGGTTTTATCAATGTTTGAGAACTTGAGATAGGGGTATTTCTCAACATAGAAATTCATATCCACCAACTGTTTAATAACCTGATTGGTGATGGTATCAGCAATGTAGCGGGCGACAGCTTTGAGCGAGAGCAAGAATAGTTCGCTCTGGTCTTCGGACAGTGATCGAGAGCCAGAAGATGTTGCACCCAATTCCAAAAATTGTGCCAGGGTGTTTTTTGAAATCTGGCGGTCATGGTGGGCAATTGCAGGCATGATCTGGCGGTTGCTTCCGGCCTTGGCATCCAGGAATCCGAACTCCCATCCCTTTTTGTATTTGAGGCGAGCTTGTTCATTGGCCCGCAGATTCTTCAGCCATTCTTCAGCCTCGGCTTGGTCGGTTGCTGACGCACCATCGGGCACGACCGCATACGGGATACCGACACCCTGACGCTCATGGGCAATGCCGTCGATCTTATAGAATGCGTCCTTCATATACCACGACTTATAAGCGGACCGGAGGATGGAGATCCCCTCCCAGTTATCACCTTCTTTTTCGTTAACCAGCACCAAGAGCTTCTCCATTGGAATTTTAGCTTCACCGCCCGTCGGCATGATCTGGTGAATCCCCGGCACGCCTGGATCAGCTTCCCAGGCATAGATGGTCTGTGGGAGACGGGGGGCAAGTTTCTTGAGGACAATTTGGCCATAGACGTTGGTTGTATAGACCTTCTCAAACACCATCCGGCCATAGTCAAGATAGAGGAGTGCCTGGCGGAGAAACTCCGGCCAACTCATATCGAGATCTTCGAATAAGTTTTTATCAACAAACTCAGCAATCTCCTGATCCTGCTCGTCCTCGCTGGCTGGTTCAACTGTCCAGTTGGAGGAGATAATCGGCAATTTCATTGAGAGGAGTGTGGCTCGGACAGTCGCATCACCCTTACGCATTTGGTCATAAATATCGATCCCATTGATACCAGTGAGATCGGAATTATAGTCATTGTCGGAGATGATACCGCCAGTGATGACTGTACCAGTCCCGCCAAGCTCGGTATTGAGATCGACTTTTCTTTTTGTCGCCATCCGCACTCCTTATTTAGCTTGAGTATACTCTAAAATTTCCGTGACATTAAACTGGGCAATACTTTACCACCCTGATCGGGTTCCGTCTCAGGTGATTTTGGCAGGCTCATATCCCGCTGAAAATAGGCCAAAATGCAGGCATCAGCAAGATCCGGGCTACGGTAGCCACGCTTTTTGTATTGGTCTTTACTTTCAATGCACCGACGTTCAAATCGATCCATCGACCATTGGCGAGTAGATAGTTCCATGAGCAAATCCTGGTTAAGTGGCAGTTCAAGATCAGTCACCAGACTGGCAAACGAAAACCACATTTCCGAAATAAGATTGGGGTATTTGTCCTTATCTTTCGGTTCACCACCAAAGTTAATTGCGATGACATGATAACCACGCTTAATCATCTCATCAACGACACCACCGCCAACCCCGCCATCATCAATTTTGAGTAGTATCCGTGTATCAAACCCTAGGAAGTCCTCTAATAGATCACACGTCTCAGTCGTGCGTTTTTTCTCGTGAGTTTCCCATTTGAGTGTCTTGCGACCCTGGCGCATCCAAAATACGCTGCGGTCACCGCCAAACCGGGCTACATCCACCCCGACTTCTTTAAGGCCCGTTAACTCAACCTCCTGATTCATTGCTTTCAGAATATCATCCCGGCCGATGATAGCGAACTCATTTTGCGACAATGGCTCCCCAAGCCATTTATGGGTATACAATGCCGGATAGTTCTTCTTATCGTGTTCGATCTCTAGCTGAATCTCTTTAGTGAGCAGGCCGTGACGTTCGAGGACATCAAAATTGACCATCTTCACATAGGTACGATCCGGCTTATGGAGCACGAATTTCACAAACACTGGGTCGAGTTCGGTAAATCGGTTGAAGGTGAAGATGATCTGTGACCCTTCCTTACGAATGGTTGGGGTGAGAATGTCCAAGGACTCATTGGTCACTCCTTGAGCCTCCTCGACCCAACAAATATCAATGCCTTCGGTACTTTTGATCTCGTTGATGTTTGACCGCAATCCTTTGAAGATGAACTCGCTGCCTGTCGCCAGGTTTTTGATTGAGTCCTTGGTGATGTAGAACTCATCAAACCCATACTTCTCGATAATATCCTTAAGAAGTTTGTGGACAGAATCCTTGATCGTTTTCTGAATCTCCCGGGTACAGAGAATCCGAAGCTGCTCCCTACGGGATCGAAGAATCAACGCCTCTGCCACCTGATAGCTTTTACCAGAGTTCCGACCACCGTAGAGGACGATGTATCGCCAGTAGGGATTGAATAGCTCTTTGAAGGGCTTAAGAAACTCGACCTCAATCGTTGGATTCATCGTCATCACCGACGAATTTTACCAGGGCGGTCTTTAATTCGAGTTCGCCGCCAAGTTCAGTTTTTTTAGCAAACTCATGACGCATTTTTCGTTCCAAAAACCACTTTGCCGTTTCCGGGTGTTTAAGATCATCAACAACTGTCTGCCGTGCCCGCAGAATCGGACCTTCTTTCCATGCCTCTTTTTGCTCGACAAATTCTGGATGACGTTTCTGATAGTCATACAGGGTTGCTGGATTGATTTCTGCGTACGCACATGCTTCACGATCAGACGCACCAATCATGAATGCTTGACGAAGTAGCTCGACCTTTTCTTTCGTGATTGCTTCAGGTCGCCCAACCTTCTTTTTGACTTTTATAGTAGGCTGTTTTTTCTTTTTCATAAGCTATTGGAGCGCCGGGGTCAGACTCTCACTGCCCTCTACTCCCTGGATGGGAGTCGCAACGATTCTTTGCTTCCGGCGCAGATATTCTCCTAGGTATTTTCTCATATCCTGATCTAGTGGCATAAGGAATTTGTGTTTTCCCTTACTAATGAAGTATTCAGCCTGTGGGTCAAGATGTTTACGGACTGCCTCAAGTGACTGTTTGACACCCATACTATGGATAGTCTTTGGATGAACTTTTTTACCCCGGACGATAAATGCACTCCGCGTCCCTTTATTAACATGACCTTCATATAACCAATTGCCTGCCTGATAGATTTTGCCTTCGTGGTTTTGGTCAGCATCGGCATAACTGACAATAAGGCGGAGGCCGGGGTTTTGTTTGAACAACATCTTGATTGCAATACTGAGAATCTTGGTGACTGTGTGTGTGTGTGTGTGCTCAAAGCGACCCTCGTTAATTCACATACCTGTGTTTGATCTAGTCCGTATGGGCTACCAATGTGGTTGTTGGCCCCACGACTAAAGAGAACGCATCCAATGAACTTTTCATCCTCCCACACCCCGATCTTCACGAGTTTACCCGCAGGGAGGCTGTGGGAATAGTGAAAACTCTCACAGGCATATTTCGCTGCTTGGTGGGTACACCAATCAAGCCGTAAATTCATGGCCACATTCCGGACAGGTTACTTGCTTCTCATTGAGTCGATCAAGGCTCGGTGGATTTTCACTGCTTGGTTGGAATCGGTCAGCCAGATCGGCCAGCGGGGTGGATTTTGAAAGGTCGACATGATAATCATTCAACCGCAATGATGGGACAGCCAGGACTAATTCAGCTAGTTTCTGTTGGTCATATTCCCCTGCCCGATCATTGTCAGATAAGGCGTATTCCACCCATTCCTTTTCTGTCGGTGCGTCGACGACACTTACCCAAACCTCAGAAATACCAAGATCCTTGTAAGCCCGCAAACGCATATTCCCACCGAGAACTACCCCGTCCGTCGTTACAATCAACGGCTTGTATTGCCCCAATTGGTTAATTTGCCGTTTAAGACGATCAAAATCGTCTTTATTGATTGTCCTGGGATTCTTATCCCAATTCTTCAACTTCTCAATCGGCCACAATAGTTTTTCGGCCATAATACCTCCCACGATTCACCCCAATATACCACAACCTCCCCCTATGCCAATAATTCCCGCTCTGTTGGGTTCGTAAGATAGATGACCTCCGGATAGAGCAAGAGAATCGCATCCCGCTTTTGCTTCCAGATCTCAGTGGCGAATCCTTTAGTTTCCACGTACTTCTGGCGGCCGTCAGGCAAGGTGACACGAAAATAAACCCTGTGGGTACGCCACAACTTGCCATTCATCCGAATCTCGAACTTCACCTGTTTCTCAAGCCCTATGATCTTCCCTGCCTTTAGAAGTGACTCAAGCCAGAGATAATCACCAAATTCCATTTTTGAATCGAAGGTTCCCTTCGTGTTCATGACCCGCTGATTACGGTATTTTCGTTGAAACATCACATACCTCCCCACAGCCCATGACAAGAGAAGCTCAAACAGTGTGCGGTCGAGACACACTATCCCCATCATGGGCCAAGGGAAGGTGGGGAGTGTGTGGCTCCCCAGAAAGAATCATGCCTGTCGTTGGTAGCGTGTTTCACCGTAGTATTCGTGGATAATATCATGGCACAATCGGCAGATGAGGATGACCATTATGTCTCGCATCGGGTGTTTGTAGTACCGTGATCCCTTTTTACGTCCCGGCCAAATTGCATGGTGTTCAGTTAGTGGGCCATGGATACCACACAGTGGACAAATACCAAGCTTCTGATTACTCATAGCGGAAAAACAAATACAGTTGCGTACGATTATTAACGATGGTGTAGAACATGTCGGTCGTGAGTTGGCGCATAATCCAGATCCCCCGGCCCGATACGGCCTGGTGGTCGGGCAAGTCACGCTCCATCCATTCGCTGTAGTCAAACGTACCCATGTTTTCAACCATGAATTTGATATGTGATGGATAGACAGTTACCTCAAGGGTAATATCCCAATCGTGAGCGATAGAAACATAATAGGCATTACCCAATGCCTCTCGCACGGCCAATTGCACGTCATACTGCCAATCAACATCAAAACCAGAGAGGACAATCTTCAGAAACTCAACAAACCGATGAATCAGGCTCGCTGGATAGGTTGCCGTGCTGGTCGTGCCGATTTCCAACATGGCATGATTCCTCCTTGTTAAGGTAGTGGGGTGAAGATAAATACACTAGGGCTACTTGTGACCCCATAGGTTGCCCCATGTGGCCAGTTGGAGCGAACGAGTGGGTACGAGCCACCAACCTGTCGCCGAAGCGACTGCTCTCCTTGAGCTACGTCCGCATAGGGGCTTACGCCCCGGGTCACATGGCAAGAATCTTGTCGGCATACTGCCAACCTTTGCTTTTTGGGTTTTTAATCCCGCCTTCCCCGGCATTATAGGCTGCCAGGGCTGCCCGCAGGCCAAGACGGTTGATTTTATCGGCCATCACTCCTGAAAACCAACGAAGCGACCAGTTAGGATCGAACGCCTGATCAGCTGTGATGTCTGGATGACTCCGGAGGTTGATTTGCGCGATACCGTAATCACCTGTTCCCGATATAACGGCTGTTTGGAAACCGGACTCGTGCCTGATTTGGTTAACAAGGACTCGGATATAGGATTGGCTACCGATAGATGATTCGATGATTGCTCTGGTTTCTTGTTCGGACAATCGTCTGGATTGTGTCCGAGGTGGTGAGTATGATTCGTCTGTTTGCGCGGTAGTAGTCCGAGTATCCCGAGGGATAATAGTATGAATAGGATCACCGATAACAAAGGTAACATGTTCCTCCTTTTTTGCTACTAAAAAAGTCGGCCGAGGTGGCATCTGTAAAAATGCTACTTCTGACCGACTCAATTTGTTTTCCGCTCCAGACCATAGTCCTCCAGCACGCTCGGCATATCCTACTACTAAAAGTGTGCAAAGAATGGTTAACGCAATACTTAGTCTGTTAATACTCTCTCCTTTAGCCTTGCAGTGCGGTATTCCTGTAGAAAAGACAGATCATGCGGATCGAGGGGAGGCTTACTTATAATATACCATTTTTATCATTATGGGTCGCTACCATTGTAATTCTTTCGCTTCCTCAAGAAGGATTGGTCGATATCCAACCTCCTCAAGGGATAGTTTAATGTGCCACGGTCGTTTAGCAATTTCATCAAGCCGATGATTACCGGTGTGGAGATGGCCATGGATATTGACCTCACAACCTGGTGGAAGGTGTCTAGAAGGAATGTGGGTAAAGTATACACCACGGTACTCCATCGCGTCACAGGCCCATGTAAAGCCCCGATTGAGGTACCATGATGGGCGATGATCGTGATTACCACGTACAAGAATTTTTGTTCCAGGGAGTGAATCCATAATCCCTTTTAATTCTGTTTGGCGATTGAATATAACATCACCCAAATGAATGACGAGATCGTTATCATCGACAACCACTCTCCAGTTGTAAAGTATTTGCTCCTGATAATCCTCTGGCCTGCCCATCTCAATAATTCCAGGATGGTTAAAATGGGTATCGGTAATTACCCATATTTTCTTTGGTTTATTTATCATCACTCCCTTCCGTCTCTTGGTCGAGTTGCTTGAGGGCAGCAAGTCGTTTATATTTCTCTTCCGTCGTGTGACCATCCCAGTGGTTGGGGGTTGCCCCGCGCACCTCATCTTGCTGTACCAGGTGAGCAAACAGTAGCAAATCATCATCGTGAATGTGCCACGTCGCCTGTCCAGTTGGGAGATGAATACAGACAATGTTTCTCCAGTTATCTTCCCAAGACGTATCACTATTTGGATGGCGGCAGAGATGACTTTCGAATAACTTGCTCAGTGCCGAGACAAGCCTATTTCTCTCACTGTATACCTCCCTCGCCCCTTCAGCCCTGGCAGTCTGTTCTCGGGCCTTACATTCTTCTTCTGTAAAATACTTCACTTTGCGAATACTTGCCTTCGATGCATGCCGTTTACATTTGCTTGGTGCTTTGCGTTGGCATAGTTTACACTCGTCATTCTTCATGGCTTGGCTCCTTCCGTATCGTCAACTTTTCTAACTGCTCTTTCATCCCCTCAAAGCCTGGTACATCTCGTGGCTCTGGTTCGTAGGGTAGCTCATCCACGATCTCAATCGTCCGAGCGATCACTCGCTGGTAGGAATCTATGAGCCACTTTTCTACGCTTTTGTGGTCAAAAAACGTCGTACCCGTGAATTTGATAATTTCATCGGCAACTAATTGGGTCAGGTCTGGGTGTGCCATTATTCCTCCGCTACTTGCTGGGGGTCGGGTTCAATTACCACCATCAGGCGACTGAGTATTTTGGCGGATTTTTCCTCGATGATGTTATGAATCTTGGTATCAATAATTCTGGCTAGCTCTTCTTCGAGTTGGTGTGTCCCCCATCTTTTTGTCATTCGATCTTCGACTATACTCTCAATGGCCGGTGTCAATTTCTCCAAGACAATCTTTTTAATGTCAGAAGCTAGATCGTCCTTCCCAATAGTGGAGTATGTGTTTTCATTAACTATTTGGTTAGCCAAAATCTCTTTTGCTTTCTGCTGCACTGCATAGGCAACCTGCCGTGGTAGATCTTCTACATGGTAACCTTCTGTTAATAAACCACGGACTTTTTCCTCATCAATCTCTATCTCGAATTTCATCCTTCTCTCCATTCTCCAGACGCCCTGTGTTGGTGGGAGGTAGCTACCGCCTCGGCCTACTGCCTCATTCCGATATTTCCGATTCTAAGGGCATACGCTACCTACAACTGTGTCCTGGATCGCTGCAAGGCAGGTTCTTGGCTCTCCAGGGGCCCACCAGACAAGGCATCTGGTTGTTAATTAGCCAAGTAGTAGACCAGTGATTACCCCTAGGATAAAACCGAGAATCAATCGTGTTTGATGTACATACTTGAGTTGAGGTGTCCATCTTTCTCTTTTAGTTAGGTCGCTCATTACACCTCTTTCCTATGCCAACTACTTTCGTGTTCTATGTGTCCCAGACGCCCTCGGTGCAGGTGGCAGGTTTTGAACATACTCTCAGTCATGACTCCTACCCTTTGTATTTGTCCTGCCTTGAAACGCGTAGCGACCTGCGTAGCTAGTGGCGTCATAAGAACTGCGCAGAGAACGCCTGGGGGTTTTTTCAATGGATATTCTTTGGGATAACCAGGGTAATTATTCCCAGCTTCTCCTGTGGCCATAGGTGGCCTACCTATGATGGCATTCTTCGGCCGGGCTTATTAAGGCCCAGTCGGTGCCTAAATATCCAAGCCACGCAAATTCTTATAGGTACTGCGTCGCAAACCACGCAAATGGCGTTGGATAGGTAGTTGGATTGATAATTCGCTGTAACAAATACTCATTCGAGTTACGGGAGAGCAGGATACTGACATTCGCCTTGGTATTGCTCAGATAGCCGTTCTGTTTGAAAAATGGGATACTGGCACACTTCACTTCGTGAAAAGCTGCGGCCTCGAATTGGGTGAAGTGGTTGGCATGGTACCAGTTTTTGAACGTGTAGCCGACCTGGTTGCAATCCTGACGCAGTTCCATCCCCCAGAGGCCATTGGTGAGCGTATTGCCTGATACGAGCGTACCAGAGGCATTGTTGAGGGTAATCGGGATATTGGCAGTTCGGTGTTCAATCGCCATCGTGATCGTATTATTCAAGATATTGCTGCTGATGAGCCGTTCCCATTGATTGGCAGTAGAAGTTGCCCGAATCCCGAACCCAATCACCCGACTGAAAGTATTGTTCTCGATGGTGACCTCTTTGGCGTAGCGGGCAATTTCGAGGGCTGCTGCGCTATTTCCGGCCCCGCCGGTATTATCAAGAATCTGGTTGTTATTGATATTGACCGTCTCGGTGGTGTGAAACAGGTAGATTGCCCGCTCAAGGTATTGCAGGAGGTTGTAGCCCATCGTTACGTCTTTGGCGTCTGCAACCACGATCCCCGAGAAGTTGAGACATTGAACTGTATTGGCACTGATTATCAGATCACGCACACCTGTAATGAGCATCCCCCGCTTGGCGTGCTGTTTATCGGATGGCGGAAGCGGATAGTACTGGGGTTCGATCCCCTGTGTCGGGTCGCAGGTGGTATCCAGGCCACGCAAAATGTTGGCGGTAATGATAATGTTCTCAGCACGCGGGTTGGTATTTACTGTTCCGCCAGGAGTTACGACCACCTCCTCGCTGTCGATGTTGATGAGTGCGCCCTTGACCCCGAAGAATGGTGATCCATTAGACGGATTCGGTGATGGCCGAAACCAGAGTAATCCTGGGTTTTGCGATGGGTCGATCATGCGCGGAACAACGACGGCCCCAACCCGCTCAGGGCAATCCTGGGGGACGCCATTGGCGTAGGGACAGAAGACAGCCTGTGATTGCTGCCAGATCGGGAGTGCGCCAGGCAACGACTCAACCGGAGTGTTTGGATAGGTATCGAAAACATAGGCAGAGGTAAGCGTCGGACTAAAAGATGGGTTTCCGCCATTCCAGTCAGAATCGCCCGCAAAGGCTCCTGCGTGGATGGTCAGGGTGTTGCCAGTAATAGTGAGGTCCTTGGCTCCCAAGCGGGAATCAATGCCCGCAAACATTCCATCCACCGTGTTGCCAATAATGGAGATCCCATCAGTATTCATGAGCTTGAAACCTGTGCCGTACCCCAGGTCAGAGCCGTAGGTAAGGGTACTCACAAGCTTCACACTGCTAATGGTGACCCCGGAGACGTTTTCGAGGACAAAGCCGTCCACACGGGCCGTAGCTGGTGTCAGAACAGTATTTGCTTGGCCGAAGATCGTTTGTCCGTTTTTGGGGTGGATCGCAGCCGTCAGTGGTATCTGCTCATCCGGTAAGCGCAGACAGGTATTTTCTGGTTGTGCTTGGACTTGAGCCGGGATGTCGGCCGGGGTGAGGTCAACGGGGTCAGTGCAGTCGGCAGCTTGGGCAGATTGAACAGTGAATAATAGCCCGATTGCCATAAGAATTATGATGAGTATTTTCATGATGTACCTTTCTTTTTCTTGGGTTTGGTTACCCTAGCAAACCGTTGGACTCGTTTGGCAATATCCCCGGTGGTGTCCAGTGATGCCAGCCAGAGGGTTTGGGTACATGGATGCCCGACGCAGCAACAGTTTTCTTGGATACCTGTTTGATGGGCTGGCGGACATTTTATGTGTGATTTATGGTCTTTGAATAATTCTTTGTTCATAGGTTTTTGATTACCTCCCGTAGTTGGCTCATACCACCATCACAGAATATCGAATTGCGGTCTGAGTACTCCGATATTCGGTGGTTAATAAACTTTCGCATATACACAACTTTGCCGACACCGAAAGTTCTTTTTCTGATTGATTCGGCAGCGACAAACTGAAATTCACGATTTGGATACCAATCAGTTACGATCCTGTGTTGTCGTGGTAGTAACCCAACGATAGTTATTTTCATTTGATAATATGTGCTCCTGTCCCTTCATCCCGAATGGTATTGTCACGAATCAGGACATAATACACACCCTTCTCAGACTGATGAATGTTGAGGATCATGAACCCATCGCTCAGTTTATCGGCCAGATCCTTCTCAAATTGGAGTCGGTCACCATCGTAGGGTAGGAATACGCTGATGATATTTTTCATGCTTGCTCCTTTGGTGTCTGTTCGTGTTCCCGGTGACAAGTATCGACCATATCCTGCATCAGACGAAGATCCTGTTTCATTTTCCCCCAGGTTTCCTCAAGATTACGTAGATCACCTGCCATATTGCCGATAGCAATGACCTTGCCGAACTGGTAAGCAATCATATTACTCAGGATAACCAGGATAAAAAGAGGTAGTTCACTCATTGGCTTCCTCCAGAAGTTTCTCGTATTTATTAACAATGGCATTTTCTATGGCAGTGTAAGATTCCCGACTGGTCGGAACGACGTAGTTCACTTGTGTATCACCTAATTTTTTTCCGGGAAATACCAACCGATAGCCACCTTTCATGCGTGTATAGATTGCAATCGAGGCGATGGATAACTGGTTGTCGATGGTGCAATTAGCGAATGCGACCAGGCCGTCCTTTGGTCGGACGGGGATAATCTCGATGTTTGTAACTGTCATGACCACCCCTTTGCGTATTCCTTTTCGCGCTTTTTGATTGCCAGACATGCCAGGAAAATCGGGATATTAGCCTCATGTTCCTCTTTACTCATCTCATGGACGGCAGGAACGCCAGTTTCCTTGTCGATCCGCAGCAGCATCTGATTACCAATCACTGGCCCATGTTCTTCCTCATAGGCGAGCCGATAGCCTGTCACCTGATAACGCATATCGGTGTAGATCCCACCAGAGGTCTTGTTGTCGATTAGGGTCAGTACACCATCCACATAGGCTAGTAGGTCAAGTAACCCAACGTATTCATACTTTTGCGAAAATACGAGTCGTTCAGCAGCTACAAACACAACATGGTGGTCACGTTCCCACGATAGGAAGGCGTTAATGCCTGGCAAGAGGTTGATGTCATCCGGCAGCGGTGGAAGCTCAGTTTTATTGATCTTGGCGTTGGCATAACTCTCAATCCAATCATGGACAAGGCCACCGATGGTCGCCGCCCGATCCCGGGCAAGTTCGTACTGTTTGACCGATTCCTCGACAATCGGCAGGATCTCCTCGACTGACAGCATTTGTCCAGCTTTGCCGTCCAAAAAGTTGAGAATATGGCTGGCATTGAGTCGCGTCGCCCAGGGCAGCAATGCCCGGGATTTATCGAGGACGCCCGTTGCTCCGGTAACAGAAACAAGATAATCTTTCCGGCCCTTCAGCTGGTACCGATGACTTTCCGGCCAGAAATCGATCTCAACTTGATCGTTATACAGTCGCTGGGTCAGTTTCATCGTCCCCTCCGTCCTCAGACGTTGTGCCATTCATGAGTGCCTTCGCCAGTTCCGTGACATCCTGATCAGTTAATTTATTCAGGTCAACACTATGTTTTTCTGCATACTCTTCAAGGGATGGATACTTCGCCAGGATCAGACTGTAAAAGAATTTTAGTTGTTTTTCGGACGCTGGCGTGGTTGAACGTTCCGGTTTTTGTTCAACTTCTTCAGCCTCTACCTCGTTGGGTTCAGCTACCTTGGCTGACTTCTTGGACTTTTTCTCATCAGTGGGTGGCAATGGTTCCTCGGGTTTCTGTTTGCTCCAGGCGAATGTTTTAGTACCTTGGCAGGCATCGATAATCTTTGAAAAATCCGGCTCGATAATCTTGCCGAGTTGCCCTGTCCGATCCTTGGCCGTGTATTTGTCATTTGATGGGTCGACGATAATGATCCGCTTTTCTTCGCCTTCCTGACTGGTAGTGACAGTCATGTAACCGACGATATCGACGATACTGACCAGTTCATCCGAAAGCTTAGTTTCAACCTTCGGCCGTTTAATCATCCGATCCTCATCCTTTGATTCCTCAAGGTGGGCAACAATAATAACGTGTTTGCCAAGATCGCGCAGGACTTTTACATAATCCCGCATGGTCTTTTTAAGCCAGCCCCAGCCAGCCATCGTCGGCGCACCGTCCTTTTGCACGAGTTTTGAGTCGTTCTGGGCAACCATGAACCGCTTGAGTTTTTCCATGAGTTCACCAATCGGATCGATGGCAATCGTGTCATATTGGGGGAGTTTGGCGACTTCCAAGAACTCACGCATATCCCGCCAGGATTCGATCTGGGCGACATCCAATTTGATTCCCCGCAGCCCAAAATACTTCGCACCATTCTCACAGTCAGCCAGGATTGGATTGGGTGCAGTCGAGATGAAAGTCGTTTTGCCGACTCCACCCTCACCATAGACCAACATTACCACCGACGGCTTCATCTGCGGATCTCCTGTGTTATATATCTTCACGGCTACCTCCAGCTTCTAATAGGTTGGTCGACAAAAAACGTGACCGCAAGCGCACATACTCAGACGCACTCACCAAGCCACGCAGATACCAGCGACGGAATATTTTCAGCTTGCGATCCGCAGCCTCAAACACATATCGCAGGATGGATTCTTGTTCTCGCTTGTACTCACCAGATTTGAACTTATTACGTGCTTCTTGCACCGTCATTTTTTACCTCCACTCACATATTATTGACATTGACTGGCCGACACATCTTCGTTACATGCACACCCTCCTTATTCTCAACCTCCGTATGATGATCTAATGGTACGCTATACGTCAGAGTTTGTCAAGAGTCTAGCGTATACTTTCTGGTTTACGGTGGCGGATATATTTCCGATCAATATCCCTGGCAATGCGACACACGAGGCTACAATACGCATTTTTTGTGATGAGTTTGAAACACCATTGGCAGTGCCGGGGCGACCGTCCCTCGGTTTCGGGATCGCACGTCGGGTGGTGAACAGAACGAATCACTGATCGAGACTCCGATAGGTTTCTTTCCGATAGCGCAAAATCTCCTGGCCTGTCACCAGATAGTATGGCGTCGTTCCTAGGGCAACGTTATCAGCTTTCAGTTTTCCGGCCCGAATGAGGCGCAGGATGAATTTGTAGGATTTTCGGCCAGTACTGCTCACAATCCAACCATGATCGGCAATCACTGCTGGACGGTAAAACTTACCTGGTTCGATTTCAGTAATCATCATCTTCATCTCCTTGCGTTGCATCACCAATGGCGAATAATAAAAAGCTAATAAGCAAAACCTGCATAAGCAGAAGAACCCCAAATACAACCCACGCCAGATCAGTCATGACGAATCTCAAGATCGAACGTGTCCTTGCTGCCCGTAATATCGCTCAAAATGTGAGCCAAGAGATGATGAACTTCTTTTTTGTGGCCCAGGATGGCAATCAAGGCCGGATCATCGGCCATAGAACCGCTATCGGAATGGTCACCAATGATCATGGTAAACTCCAAGGCCCGCTTATCGTTTGCCTCGTGTAGATCACGAATGTGACGGGATAGAATCTCCGCTGATGAACGGATGTAGGATCGCAACCGTAGTGCTTCATGATAGTGATCAATTGGATTCATGTTGTCCATCGTTTTGCCTTTCATGTTGCTGATCTACTAATCGTTTAAACCACTCATGGACTTCGATAGCTAACGCCTCATCACCAGAACACCACATGGACTCAGGCTCATATCTACCACCAACAGGTATACTCGTAGTCTGCATAGGTAGCTCCTTCCTCATTCAGAAGGTCAGTTAGTGACTTTAATGTCTCGCGTAAATTAGTGAAGTAATACTCGTCATAGTCTGTCCCACCGAAGAAAAACCCAGGGCGTGTTGGTAAAAGTTCACTAGATTTATCAGGGTTATTCAAAACCTCTTGGCAGATGTCCCGAAGTTTTGCTAGATCGTCAAAACCAACCGTATAGGTTGCCTGATTATCGACCCCGTCTTGGATGTTTTCAACGAACCAATTGTGGATTTGGTTAGCCTTGCGCCACGTCATAACGTGTTCAGTAATCGTCTCGACGCGTTCGGGATTTACCTTCGACGGTAGATTTTTCAGGTATTTACTACTACCAATCATCGTCACTTTTCGTAGATACATATCGAGCCCCATAGAACCTCCACTCACTTCTTTATTACCTTATTCCTACCCGGCTCGGCTGGATCGAGGGAATTTTGTTATTGCCCTGATCGCAGCCTGCCGGATGGAACGATTTGTGAATACTTTAACTATATTCATATTGTCCAAGTTTGTCAAGCCCCAGACATATCCACAGGCTATCAACAAAACAACATAACCCTAGAACACAATCCACTCTGTCAGGTGATAGGCTGTCAAATTCCCAAGATTCGCTAACCCAATGAGGATTTTGATAGCCATAAGGCTAACGATACTTATAGTCAACAATCCACGCAGCCAATAGTTTGTCACGAAACGGTAGGCCAAATAGATAATCGTCAAACAACCGATCATAAATACGAGGCTCACCAGCGTAAACCAGACATCCCCATACGACCATACCCAACGCATGATTGGGTTTTCTTCGTTGAGGTAGTTTTGCTGGATAATGGTTGAATACCAGTCGAGCGCAAAGGCAAAAATTGTCAGCGAATATAACATAACAGTAGTTTGTAACATATATATGGTAATTTGTCAAGTTATTCGGACGTGGTTATTCCCACTAGCCTATTAACAAGTGCTTCTTTCGGGAGGTGTCACACGGTTGTCTCCCCGTCCCTCCTGTATCCTAACTCTGCACCAGTCCGCTACTTGGGTTAGCTGGCCGTTTCAACCCTCACATCGCTCAGGAGACGATAGAGCGTAGGCATTCGTTCGTGGCTACCCTCCTCAGGCGGTAGCTACCTGCCTGACCACGGGACATTAAGAGGCATCCAAGGGGGGCGTCCACGATTGGCCGTTAGCCTCACCGATCCCCTCAGGTGTGGGAGACCATTTGGTTGATGTCACCACAATGGTCGAAAACCAAAAAACCCCAGGCTTACGCCAGGAGTCTCTTGGATGATACACGACAAGCCGTAACCGAAGTTACGATTAGGTGTCTATATTGTGGGCAGCTTTCGCTGCTTGTCGATATCATACCACGATTGAACACGATGGTCGACCAGTGTGTCAACTGTGGATAAATGCGAATCCCTGCCCAGAGGCAGGGACGCATGATACTCAAGGAGGGTTCCTTATAGTTCAGAATCATGGTAGCTGTTTTTTGTGGTTTTGTCAATAGTAAGCCCCAACCAGACAGTCGTTGACACGAGGAGTCCAGTCAGGGCAAAAGGTGTTCGGCGATGGTGCCACAGTGGGCACAGACGATCAACCGAACCTATGTAGTCTAGCAAAAAATATCGGCTGGTACCCCCCAAGGCGAGAACCAGACGACCCGACCGGAGGTATGGTGGGCCGTTGTTTCCTCGGGGGAGACCAACCGACATTTTTACAGGGAAATGGTTTTAGAGGGATTTTCTAGCGAATTGAATGAACTCGATTGTCTTTTTAATCGCACTCTTAAGGGTTTCGTAGGCCCCAATTGCACCGATCCCAAGGGCGACCGTCGTACCGGCAATGGCATCGATATTGTCTTGGGTGAGCATGTCCTGAGAAAACGCATAGCCGACGGTGGCAATTCCAGCCAGACCGAAAGCGATGATCTTGGCATTATTGCTGGTCACAGGCACGCCGTCAGTTTTTTTAGCGGCCTGGACAATAGCAGCTACGACGGCTGCCAAGATAGTAAAGGTTGCGGATGTCATTTCTCCTCCTCACGAATGAATTGACGCAGTAGGTCGGCAAACCCACTTTTGATCTTTTGCCACGGTGTCATGTTGAGAATACCATTCTGCAATGCCTGAATTTCCCGATCTTTAGCCCCCAACTGCGATTTTAGGTCACTAACCACTGTATCCTGCATGGCTTTAGTTTTCTCGCGTTCTAGGGCAAATAATGCCTCCATACGTGCCTGTTCTGCTTTGCGGATTTCATCATAGGCCTGTTCACGTTGGGCGACGGCCTGCGGACTTTGCGTGTAAAACAGCACAATATCCCGCATGACATGATCTTCTCCGCGCTGGATCGACTCCATAATGACATTGGTGTCATTCTGACGGCCCACGGAATCAATCTCGCCAAGGATTCCCTGGCGTGCGCCTTCCAGGGTTCGAATGATCACGAGATTGATGAAATGGCGCAAAGCATCATCTTCACGAATCAACTTGGCTGCATGTTCATTGTAGGGTAATGATGGCATAGGAACCTCCATGTTTTGCTTGGGATGTAACCAACCTAGGACGCCTGTATAATCATGTCCTTGAACGTGTGCGACCCCCGTGCCACCTGTATTGGGCCAATTTTGATCGAAGGATGTGAAACCACGTTCCGTTCCACTCATAAAAATTGCGATATGCCCAAATGGCCCAACTTCTTCGCCCCAGATCATAATATCGCCCGCCCGTGGGACGCCTGTTGATGTGTTAGGGATACGTTCGTAATACTCAGGTAGATAGGTATCCCAAACATCTTTAGCCCCCGAGACAGGCGGACTCTGGGGGATATTTAGCACCTCTTTGACGTACTGACGGTAGACATCCATGCACTGCGTGCCATAATAGCCGTCGTAGTCGATCTTCTTGCCATCATATTTGTCGATGAACTCCTGTAAGGTCATGCACCCGCCTTTTGGGTCGCTTCCCAATACTCTAATACCTTTTCCAGATTAGTCTTGAGTTTTCCAAGCGTTTTCTCATTGGATTCCGTTGCCTTGCGGTCGTCACGAATCATCTGGCGAATTTCAGAGAGATCCCGAAGCTGTTGAGCATCGGCGTCCTGAAATGATTTCATCATGGGAATAATAAACTCAAAGCGTGCCAGCATTTCGCTCAGGCCATCAATCTTGCTCGCCCCGGTAGCCAAAT